TTAATCAAAAGGTTTTTCTATACCTTTAATTTCTTCAACTGTATTTGCAGCATTTACAGCATCTTCATAGGCCCATTTTTCTTGATAAATTTCTATCCCTTTTGTTCTAATAGCATTTATAATAGTATCCCAATCCTCAGAAGAAATAGTATGTTTAACACCATCAGAATCTTTAATCGTATTAAATCCTAATGCTTTTCCTGCTTCAAAATTTTGTAAATCTCTATATCCACCATCAACACTAAATCCTAAACCAGTATCAACAATAGGTCTTCCATCTAATATTAATTTAGCTTTTGATGAAGAAATTTCAATATATTGATTCTTTATTTCTTCTAAAGATAAGGGTTTAATAAAATGAACGTGTCCTTGTGATAATGTTTTTTCAGCAAATTCTTTTGCATCTTGAACAGAAATAAATGGTCTATTAGCATATGTATTTTTTGTATATATTGCTGATCCCCCTTCACCATTTGTAAAAGTAATAACAAATGTATCTGGATCTATTTCAAAATTTATCATGATTCAACCCCAATAATAAAACCAATTGCATTTGTCATAATACTGTCTCCAGAATTTAATTCAATAAAAAATTGAGGATCTGTAGCTGCAAATGGTAATGATTGGTTAACTACAGTACCATTTATATATAAACTACACCCAGAAGCATTTCCTCTTACACTTCCTTTAAATGATTTACCTGCAGGAACAGTATAAGCTACTTGACTTACTGTGGTTTGTATTGAAATTGTTCTTCTTGTATTACTTGCTCCTGATGATAATGTTTGTAATGCCATTTTTAATCTCCTTATCTAATTTCTATACCAGAAATTTTCATTTTAATATCTACTTCACCTTTATCAAGAATTGTTAAACCACCATAACTATTACTAATACCAAATGCAACACCAATTCGTGTTTGATCATCAGGATTAATTGCATTAACTGAATAAATTTGTTCGTCTGTTCCAACATATAAAAATCTGCCATCCAATGTACCACACATAACATGTCTTGAATCAATTTGTTGAATATTTACATCTAAAGATATGCCTGATGATCCTGAATATGAAGGAGTTTGCATAGATTGACTTGGTGTTAATGAATCAATATCTTGAATAATTTCTTGTTTAAATATACTACTTCCTGTTCGAAATATTACTGTGTATCTATTATATATATGATCATAACATGCAGCTAAACCACAATTTTCATTAAGATCATATATTCCTTGTATTCTTATAAATATCCCTTTTTCGTGATTATATCCGAAACAATAATTATCATAGCCGTTTTCTGGAATATAAAAAAACCAACCATTAACGTTTGCGGCTTGAGTATAAGTATGTGTATTATAAGACATGCCAAATGCTGATAAATTTTGTGAAACTGTTGTTTGAGTTTCCATATCATGCTCATAGTAAGTTATTCCACTAACCCACATAACCTTTTTTCTATTATTATCAAATGTTTTAAAAGCATAACTGTTAGAATTTACATTATTCCAAGATCCAAATGCACCTCCTACTATATTAGATCTATATAAAATTGTCGAACTATTATTGTCGTATTTAAAATAATATGCGTAATCATCAGTTTTAAAAAAACCGCACGGTTCCGACATAGTAGGTGTATCAATAGATCTTGCCAGACCAGATGCAGTTCCCATTTCTAAAACACTATTTGTGTCTTGAATACAATAAATTTGACCATCCCAAACAATATCAGCTTCAACTATACCATTTCTTTCAACTATTTCAGAACCTGTACTTGATGTTCCTAATGGTGCTACAGCAACTCCATTATTTCTAATATAACCATTTGCACCTCTTTCAATTATAATATCTTGAATTATAAACTGTGAGCTTGAATCATTTTGAAATAGTGTTACTTTACCTGTTGCTTCAAAGTCTTCTTTTCCTAATTCAATATTAACTTTTTCCTTGTATATCTGAGCCATTTTTATTTTTCCTATTGTTTCAAAGTCTTCTTTAACTAATATTAATATTAACTTTTTCCTTGTGAACTACTCGACTCTAAAGCACCGAGCTTCCAGTTGATAATCATTAGATTATCGGTTAATGATTCTCAATTAAGATAATCAAATACTTGGCTGGATTTTGCACTAAGCATGACCTTCTGTCCCAGAGATCATTACAAAAACATATTGTTATTTATATCGAAAATTCATTCTTTTTTAACCAATATATTGATAAATTATTTATTCAATTTATAAAAATATTGTATAATAAATGAAACGAAAAAATTAACCCAAAAAATAGGAGCTTGTCTGATGTCTAAATTCAACAGAACTAAAAAATCCAAACCTACTGGTGTAAATATGGCTGGAGGTGTTTCTTATGACAGAACTGCTAAAAAAGAAATTGCTTCTGTTATTTTGAATTCCATGTTAAATGGTAAAGATCAGTATTATGAAACTGAGGAAAATCGGCTTGCAAGAATTGAAAATCTTATCGCTGAAAATACCTCTGATTGCGCCGAATTTATTGCGAAGGCAATGGTATATGTTCGTAATGAAGGTAAATTACGTTCTATTTCTCATTTCTTATCAGTGCTTTTATGTGAAAATGTAAAAGGTGAATCTTTTACAAGAAAAGCATTGGAAAAAGTAATGCTTCGTCCAGACGATTCCACAGAGATAGTTAGTCTTTGGAACCAAAGAAATAAAGGTAAAATGATTCCTAATGCTTTGAGAAGAGCTATTAAGCATAATCTTGAGAATTCATGGGACATGTACCAATTGAAAAAATATGCTCAACCAAAAGCTAAAATTAAAATTAAGGATTTGGTAAAATTGTGTCGACCAAATCCTAACATTTGGAATAAAAAATTTAATATTAAAACAATTTAATTGTTAATTTTAAACTTGCAATTGTTAAAGTGCCATCTTTTCATTTGAGAAGTGGCACCTATTTTTCCACAATGAGGGCATTTTATTTTTGGTCTGTTTTTTGCTTTTTCTGATAGTTTTTTCTTAGTTTCTTCATTACACTTTTTACCAAAACAATGATGGTTTTCACCTTTATTAGTTTTAGCTCTTTCTTGAGCTGAGTTTTTCATTTTTTTTAAAGATTTTTTCGAAAAAACTCTTCCTTTTAACAATTCAGACATTTCTTTTCTTTTGTTATCTGTCCAATGTCTAGCTGAATGTTTTTTTCTACATTCTCTTAAATATTTGCCAGTTTCTTCACCAAATCTTTCTTCATAAGTTAAACCAGCCCACCGGTTTTTAAGTGCTTTAGAAATTTTTCGTTTTGTGTTTTCACTATGTGCTGAATTAGGGTATAATTCTGGATGATCTTTCTTAAATATTCCAAAATTCCAAGGTGTATCAACAGTTTTACCTCCAGTACCACCATCAGCAATATTATATCCAATAGATCTATTTTGAGAATTTAATTTTTTTATCCAATATTTTTCTAAATTGTTTAGTATTTCATCATTATCTGCTTCACATAATATTTCTTTTTTAAAATTTTCTTTTCCATATTTTCTAATAGCATATGTCAAACTAATGCCTGAACCATAATAATTTATTGATTCATTTATTCCTTTTGATGATTTTCCAATATAGATTTTTCCATTGATAAGATTTGTAGTTTTGTAGATGTACATTAAATGCTCCTTTTTGTTTTGTATATTGTATAATTCTTAAAAGAAATGAAACATCAATCAATGCTCCGGTTGTATCTTTATTTATTCAAAAACAATCAATTTTTTTATAAAAACCTATATTTTTAACAAGTTTATTGTATAATTTAATAAAAAATTAAACAAACTTACTCTATAAAAAAGGACTTTTATCTATGAAAAACATAGTATTAAAAAACAGAGAAAATATATTTGATATTTATAAAATGGTAATTGAAGATTCATTACCAAATATTTCTACAGCACAAACTATTAATGCGTCTAAATCTGGTAAAGAGCGTGTAGATGCTTATATGAAACAGATTAAGTCTGGTAAAATGGGATATATGGCAGCAATCAAGAATATCCGTACCATGCTTGAAAATGGTATTTCAGAAAATGATCTTAAAATTTGGTCTAATATGATAACTGATCCTCATAGAGTTAAGAAATCTATGCTTCTTCCTTTCAGATTTGTTGATGCATGGAAATCTGTCAAATTTTTGATGGAACCTGAAAAATCTACACACAATAGAGTTAGAAATGGATTGCGGAATGAACTTGAAAAAGTGTTTGGGGATTCATCTAATGGTGAAAAATCAATCAACAAAAAACTGGGTATTGTGAAAGCAGCTTTGGAAAGGGCTTTTGGTCTTTCTGCTGGTAATACCAATATTATTGAAGAAGGTGAAAAAATTGCTTTACTATTAGATGAATCATGTTCTATGGGTGGACGTGGTTTTTACAACCAAGAAGAAGACAAAAATCAGGCATTTTATATTGGTAAAGTATTATCTGCAGCAATTAAAGCTGGTTTGAATGAAGATGATTGTCGGTTTTATACTTGGGCAGATTATTGCAATGAAAGAAATATAAAAAATGAATCGCCATTTGATTTTATTGAAAGAATGAACACATCCGGTGGTGGTACTGATGTCTCTGCTCCTTTAAAAAAATTGATTGGTGAAAGAACATATGTTGATAAGATAGTAATTTTAACAGATATGCAGATGTACGCTGGCTATTCTGGGAACATTGGTGATCAAATAAAAAATCATATTAACAAATATAAGAAAACGGTCAATCCAAATGTAAAGGTGCTTTTTTGGAATCTTCGTGGATATGGGGGTATTAAAAATAATAGTGCTTCACCTATTGATTTTGAAAAAACTCCCGGTATTTTTGAAGTTTCAGGTTATAGTGCAGAAATGCTAAAAATAATTCCCAAATTATGGAATGATAAGGATTATCTTATCAAAGAGATTGAAGCGGTTGAACTTTAATTGTTTCAGTTTAACAATTCGTAACAAGTAAAAAATGGTGTAAAATCTTTTTGATTTTTTCACCATTTTTTTTTGAAAAACCTTTATTTTTATGATATAATATCTTAAACGTTAAATGAATAAAAAACAAATTTTTTAATAATACACTTTGAAAGGACACTTTATGCTTAAAATCCATCTACTTATTATTGATCCCCAAAACGATTTTTGTGATTCTAATACGGGCGCACTTTATGTACCAGGCGCCGAAGAAGATATGACCAGAATCGGAGAGTTTATCAAGCAAAAAGGTGATAAACTTTATGATATCCACGTTACATTGGATACCCATCACTATCTTGATATTGCACATCCAAGCTTTTGGGTTGGTTCTGATGGTAAAGAACAGCCAACTCCTCTTGCCACCGTTATCACTGTTGATGATGTAAAAAACGGCAAATGGCGTGCAAAAAATCCGGCTTGGCAGAAACGAGCTTTGGAATATGTGGAACAATTAGAAGCAAACAAAAGATACGCTCTGGTTGTTTGGCCGCCACATTGTCTTATTGGCAATCCTGGTCACAATATTCATCCGAATCTTCTTGGACCACTCCTTGAATGGGAAAAGAAATATGGATGGGTTGATTATGTAACCAAAGGTAGTAATATTTTTACAGAACATTATTCCGCTGTAAAAGCTGATGTTCCTGATCCGGAAGATACTACCACTGATCTCAATACTGAACTTATTGAAGTTCTTGAAAGTGGTGATATGATTGTTGTTGCAGGTGAAGCATCTGATTTTTGTGTTGCTAACACAATGCGTGATATTGTTAACGAATTTGGTGAAGATTCCACCAAGAAAATTGTTCTAGCAAAAAATGGTATGAGTGCTGTTAATGCTCCGGGCTTGGAACATTTGGCAGAGGACTTTTTCAATGAAATGAGATCCAAACAAGTTAAGATTGAGAATCTCGAAGACATTCTTTAATTAAAAATAATTATAAAGAAAGGAATATAAAATTATGCCAAGATTAGATACATACGATGATGCAATGGAACAGATGAAAGTGCCGGGCCCGGGAACATTTACTTTTTCTGCTGTTAAACCAGACGAATTGGGGGCGAGTGAATACACTTTGGTTACTTTGGTAATTGACAACAGTGGAAGTGTTTACACATTTGCAGATAAACTTCTTGAAACTGTAAAAACTATTATTAAAGCTTGTAAAAAATCTCCACGAGCTGAAAATCTGATGGTGAGATATATTACCTTCAATACTCAGATTGAAGAAATCCATGGATTTAAGGAACTACACTCTATTGATCCGGATACGGATTATGAAGAGTTGAATCCGAGATCCATGACAGAATTGTTTGATGCTTGCTATTCCGGCATTGGTTCTACGTTAACTTATGCTGATACGTTAACAGATCAGGACTTTGATGTCAACGGTGCGGTTTATATCGTTACCGATGGTGAGGACAACAATTCTTCAATGGGTCCTGGAGAAATCAAAAAACATATAATTGAAGCAATGCAGGGTGAAAAAATTGAATCTTTAGTTACTGTGCTAGTTGGACTGAAAGATCCAAGTCTAACTGGAGATGATTGGGCTAATTATATCTCTAAGAAGCTTGAAAACTTTAAAGACGACGCCGGTCTTACACAGTATGTTGATGTAGGTGATGCTACAGAAGGTAAATTGGCTAAATTGGCAGATTTTGTTTCTGAGAGTATTAGTAGCCAAAGTAATTCACTGAATAGTGGCTCTGCTTCTGTGCCTATTGACGTAACATTTTAATTAAAATTATATTTAATGTTAATAAAAGGTGGACATTTTAAGGGAATGTCCACCTTTTATGTTATAGGAGTAATATGAGAATTATAGAAAATAACAATACATTCAATAAAAGATGTAATTCATGCAATTCATTATTGGCAATAGAAACAAATGATATATCATACCAAGATGTAGTTGGTAGATTTGATTGTATCTGTACAGTTTGTGGTATGGTTATTAAAATAGAAAGTAATGAAATACCAAAAAGTTGGATTTCGGTATTAGCAAGGAAAATATATATGCAAACTGATTCTTTTTTTTGTATTGGTAAAAGCCATTCCGTATGTGAAGATTACGCATTTCATGGAAAAAAGTGTATTATTTTGTCTGATGGATGTAGTGCATCTGAATATTCAGATATTGGTGCAAGGTTATTGTGTATTACCGCAAAAAGAATTTTAAATTCATTTGTAAACATACCATTGTCATATTCTGAATTTGGAACTACAGTAGCTGGATGTGTTGCAGAACAATTGAGACTATTAGATTTACCAATCAATAGTATGGATGCTACACTATTAGTTGCATTTGAATTTAATGAAAAAATATATTTTTATGCTTATGGTGATGGATATTATCAGATTAAATATAAAAATCAGGATATTCATTTTGGCACAACTAAATTCAATAGTAATGCACCGTATTATCTTTCATATTGGTCAAATCCCCAAAGAAATATTGATTATATTAATAAATTTGGGAATGAGGTTGAAACAATAACTGGATCATATACAGATGGAGAAGAAAACTGTGAGTTAAAAACTGAAACTGTAGATCTTTCATTTAGTCATGAAACTGATGTTAAGTTTCCTATTCCAATTGATGAATTAGAATATATAATGATAATGTCAGATGGTGTTGAATCCTTTCAAGACTATTCAAATCTTCCGGCTTCTCCAATAGAAACCGCTGAAATTATAAAAGAATTATCAAGTTTTAAAAACACAAAAGGCAAATTTATTACAAGAAGAACGAATGCTGCTATTAAGAAATTCATGAAACAAGATATAGACCATTATGATGATTTATCTGTTGCTGGAATGTATATGGATAGGATTTAAATATGAAAATATATGTTAGGGGTAAAGGTTCAGTTTCATTAGGTAAAGATGATTTTGAAGCTAAAGGTGGTGAAGGGTCTATTTACCATAAAGGTAATTTAGCTTACAAAATTTATATAAATCCTGATAAAATGATACCAGAAGCTAAAATTGATGAATTGTCTATGTTAACGGATACAAATATTGTAAAACCGTTAGATATTTTAATGGACAAAAATAACAAAAAAGTTGGTTTTACAACTGCTTGGGTTGATGGTATTCCTTTATGCAAAATGTTTGTTGGTGGTTTCAGAAAAAGAGAAAATATTACTGACGATCACATCACAGAACTAGTTACAAATATGAGTAATACTATTCACCATATTCATGCGAAAAAGTGTATTATGGTTGATGGTAATGAATTAAATTATATTGTTGGACATGACTTTGTTACTCCATATTTTATTGATGTGAATTCTTGGCAAACACCATCTTTTCCTGCTACAGCTATTATGCCAACAATTAAGGATTATAAGGCTAAACACAATAGCTTTAACACTGGTACTGATTGGTATTCTTTTGCAGTTATTTCGTGTTGGTTATTTGTTGGTATTCATCCATTTAGAGGAAAATATCCTGATATAATGGATAAAGACATTGTGGAAAGAACTCGAAAAAGAGCAGAAGCTAATATTTCAATTTTTAATAAAGATGTGAAGCTTGCACCCAATGCACGGTTGAATAGTGTTCCATCTCATTATAAAGATTGGTTTCTAAATGTTTTTCACAATGATTTAAGGTCTCCTCCACCTTCTGCACCCGGTGTAATTATGACAGTACCGTTAACAGTACAAGCTATTTCGGGAACAGATAATTTTAATATAAAGATAGTTGATACCTTTAATGATGATATTATTTGGTATACAAAAATAGAAGGTATAAAAACGGTAAAAACTACGAGTGAAATTATTTCCAATAAAAGGAAATTTTATTCTTCATCCAGTTCATTGAGTATTATATACTCAGATAAAAACCAAAAACCATTGTTTTTAACAGTGACAAATGGCTATTTGTCTATAAAATCTCCTAATACAGAAGTAAAAGGGATTTCACCACCAAAAGCAACAGAAATTTTTATTGTTGGTAATACAGCATATTATAAATATGGGAATAAATTAGTTGAATTAAAAGTTCAGGACCAAAGAGACAAGCTATTAGTTTTTGCAAAACAAAATTGGAATATAATGCGTAATTCCAAAATGTATGCGGGTATGATTGTTCAAAATATGCTTGGAAATTTTCATGTAACATTTCCAATACCAAATCCGGTAGGAAAGAGTGCATGTTATACTGTAGCAATACCTGAATTAAATGATTTCAAAATATTTGATGCAAAGTATTCAAAACATGTTATGGCTGTTTCTGGACAGGTCGGCAATGAATACAAAACGTTAGTATTCAGATTTAATTCTTCTCATACAAAATATGATGTAAGAGAAATAATTTGCGATCAAATTGAAGAAATAAATTTTGTTGTATTGGATAATAATGTTGCTATAATGATTCCAAAAGATAGTTATTTGGAAGCTTTTGGAAATAAACCATTTGCATCAAACATTAAATCTGTTAATGATCCTTCAATTACAACAGATATGAAGTTAGCAAAAGATGGAACTAAAGCATTATTTTTCAAAGGAAAAAAACTTTATTCAATTTCAATGAAATAATTTTTTTTGGGGGTTAATGATTAAGGTTTGGATTTAGTAACTCCAAACCTTTTTTTGGTTTATGAGTCTGTTTCAAATTTACTAAACAGTACATATTTTTTAATAGCTTCATTACTATATAAAAACTTTCTTTCACTTACTCTTACATATTCTAATTCTTTATTTTTTCTTAATTGTGCAATTCTTCCGACTGAAACACCAAGTTTTTCTGCTGTCTCTCTTGGCGTAAAATATTTTTCTCCATCTAATTCAATCACTTAGAACACCTATATTTTTTTGTTTGTATTTATCTATAATTAACTATAATTAATCTCATTTATAAGTAATTTTACAATATTATTTTTAAGAAGAAATGTAAAATGAAACTAAATAACATCACAACTCAGAAAAATAAAGGAGTATCCAGACACAAAATAAAGTATTTTTCGCCTAATCCAAACACAATATATAGTATAGCAAATGTAAAACAAACTTGCATAAATAAAAAATAGGATATAACATTATGGTGAAAAAAACTAAATTATTAGAAATCAACTTGTCAAAAGAATGGAAACAAAATGTTGTTAAATCTTTAGTTTTAAATATCAAAAACAAAAAAAACAATAAAGAATTAAACGACATAATAAATTCAAACAATTTGAAAAAAAGAATGGGATTCAAAACTTTTAAAACAATTGATTCAAAAATAAATTTTTTTCTGGAAAGTCTTTTAAAATCTGAATAAAAACAAACAATTTAAAAAGTAAGTACCTTAAAAGGTACATCAAAAAAGTACAGGAGAACTATAAATGAATAGTCAACAGATAGAAAGCAAAATCAAATTTATTGAAAGATATATTGGTGCCTCTAATGCCGCTGAAGGTTCCCTTTTTGACGCAAATGCTAATGTTAGTACTAAAAACATTGCTACAATGGAATCAGAAATGATGAAGAAAGAATTTATACAGATTAATAGAGAATTATTAAGAAAAGAAATTGAATCATTATATGGGAAAGATTTTGCTGCTGAATACATTGATCAATTAAATAAACATGAAATTTATACTCATGATGAAACGTCGCTAAAACCATATTGTGTCTCTATCAGTATGTATCCATTTCTTTTAGATGGTGTTACTAAATTAGGTGGGGAATCTAAAGCACCAGAACATTTAGCTTCTTTTTGTGGTTCTTTTATTAATTTAGTATTTGCTACTGCTGCTCAATTTGCTGGAGCTGTTGCTACTGTTGAATGGTTAATGTATTTTGATCATTTTGCAAGAAAAGATTTTGGTGATGATTATTTGGAAACAAATAAAAGAGAAGTAAAAGAATCATTTCAACATGTCGTTTATTCTTTAAATCAGCCGGCTGCTGCAAGAGGATACCAGTCTGTTTTCTGGAATATTTCTGTTTATGATAGACCATATTTTGAAGCTATGTTTGAAAATTTTGTATTTCCTGACATGGATAAACCTACATATGAATCAGTAAACAAATTACAAAAATATTTTATGGAGTGGTTTAATGAAGAAAGAACTAAAGCTATTTTAACTTATCCTGTTGTTACTGCTGCTTGTTTAACAGATGGAAAAGAAATGGTTGATAAAGAATTTGAAGACCATATTGCTGAAGAACTTTCCAAAGGAAATTCATTTTTTATCTTTATGAGTGAAAATGCCTACGCGCTCTCCTCTTGCTGCAGACTCAAAAATGACGTTTCTGATTCTCAAAATGATTTTAGTTATTCTTTAGGTGCTGGAGGCGTTGCTACAGGGTCAATTAACGTTATTACGATGAATCTTAATAGATTGATACAGAATGCTGTTAGAGAAGAAAAAGATATATTTGAAGCTGTAAGAGAACAAACACAAAAAATTCATAAATATCAAATTGGTTTTAGAAAATTAGTTGAAAGATATAAACAAGATGGTTTGTTACCTGTTTTCGATGGCGATTTTATCTCTTTAAATAAACAATTTCTAACTGTTGGTATTAATGGTTTAGTTGAAGCCGCAGAATTTTTAGGAATGGAAATCAGTGTTAATGATGAATATATGAACTTCGCTTCTAAACTTCTTAAAACTATTTCTGATGAAAACAAAAAGACTGCTAAAGAAACGGGATATAAATTAAATTCAGAAATAGTGCCTGCTGAAAATCTTGGGGCAAAATTTGCAGCATGGGATAAAAAAGCTGGTTATAAAGTTCCAAGAGCTTGTTATAATTCATACATGTATCTAGTTGAAGACGATAGCATTTCACCCACAGAAAAATTTGTATTACATGGTAAAGAATTTATGCAATATATGGATGGTGGAAGTGCTTATCATTGTAATTTAGAAGAAATACCTGATAAGAAAACAATTATAAAATTATTGAAGGTTGCAGCCGTTGAAGGATGTGACTATTTTTGCTTCAATGTTAAGATTACAATTTGTAATGATTGTCTTAATATTGATAAACGTACATTATATAGTTGTCCAAATTGTGGTACGGAAAATATTGATCATGGAACTCGTATCATCGGATATCTTAAAAGAGTATCTGCTTTTAGTGAAATAAGACAAAAAGAAGAATATTTGAGATTCTATAGTAAACATACTTTAACCCATTAAAAATATTACATCTTGAGTGTTAAGGGAGATTTTCAAATCTCCCTTTTTTAGTCTCTAAATTGTATAATATATTATATGATAACTAAAGAACAAATAGAAAAATTTATTGACAAAACTGGTAAATTAAACGCTAATTACTATAAAGATTTTGAATTTCCTACAGATAATATTGGTAAATATGTATATGATATATACAACGATATTACAGATCCACCTCGTTGTTCTATTTGTAAAAAAGAATTAACTTTTTTGTCTTTTAATAGAGGATATAAAGAATTTTGTTCAAAAAAATGTGAATATATAAAATACCCGGAAAGAAAGAAAAAATATAAGAAAAGGGAATACAAAAACAAATTTACATTATATGAAAAATCTGTTGAATATTTTAGAAAAAGCAACAACATAAATCATCTTATAATTCCAGAAGAATATACATATATTACACCTACAGAATATTTGTATTTAAGTACAGTTGATTTTACAATACCTATATGTGAAAATCCTGTTTGTAATAATAAACCCCCATTTTTGTCGTTTGACAAAGGGTATCAAAGAACATGTTGTTCTAGATGTGCTGGAGCTTTAACATCTACGTTAGATAAGCGGAAAAAAACAGTAAAGAGGAAATATGGTGTTGAATTTGTTGCCCAGTTAGAAAAATCTACCGAAAAAGCTAAAGCGACAAAGTTAAAGAAATATGGTGATGCACATTATAATAACATGGAAAAAAATAAACAAACATGTTTAGAACGATATGGCGTTGACAATATTTTTAAGAATTTAGAACTTAGAAAGAATTATGAACAAAAACGAGTAGATTCTATTAGGGCAAATTCAACAGAAGAAAACAATTGGATTTTTAGAGACACTTTTGATCCAAATATTGAAAAAAGAAAACAAACCTGTTTAGAAAAATATGGTGTGGAACATTATGTTCAAAGTGATGAATTTAAAGAAAAATCACCAGAAATAGTGAAAAAAATATGGAAAACAAAAAAGAAAAATGGTACAACTAATACATCAGAACCAGAAAATAAAATTGCTGAATTATTGATAGCTTTTTTTGGTGATCAAGTAAAAAGAGAATATGTTTCTGAAAAATATCCTTTTCATTGCGATTTTTTTATCCCTTCGGAGGAATTATATATAGAATATCATGGTTTTTTTACACATGGTGGAAGAGCCTTTTTTAATACTGACGATGATAAAAATAAAATAAATAAATGGAAAAGTCAAAAAAATTCTCAGTTTATAGAGCATGCCATTAAAGGATGGACGGTTATGGATGTGAATAAAAGAAATATAGCATATGAAAATAACTTAAATTTCATCGAAATATACGATAATACGAAAATTTTCACTCAAATAAGAAGGGTTATTTGTGGTTTAGGAATGGATAATATGTCTGACGAAATGATTTTAAAACATTTCATTACAAAAAACCGAAATTTTCAAAATCCTTTGTTTGAAAAGGAAAATAAAATTTTTCAAAATGATCTCGTTGCTAGAAGAAAAATAATTCAAGAAAGAATGAAAACATTAGAGAAAAAAGAACATGAATTAACTGATATGGAAATAATTCAAGGTGTCAAATTATTTAGTCAAAAATTAAAAGAGGACAAAAATGCATTATAGTTATCCACAACAAACATTTCAAGAAGTACCTGGGGAAATAACATTAGCTTTATCTATTTCAGGATGTCCATTAAGATGTAAAAATTGTCATAGTGCAGAAACATATCCAATTGATTTTGGATCTAAATTAACAAAAGATGAATTAGATAGATTATTAAAGAAATTTAGACATACTTCTTGCGTTTTATTTTATGGTGGTGAATGGAATATGGAAGAATTAATTACTTTTATTAATTATATTAAAGAAAAGGGTCTTAAGGTTTGTTTATATACAGGAAGAAAATTAAATTATTTTGAAGATGAATTTATTAAATCTTTAGATTATATAAAGGTAGGACCTTATAAAGAAAGAAAAGGTAATCTAAGTAGTCCCACCACAAATCAACGTTTCTTTAAAATAAAAAATGGCGAATTAATAAACAAAACAAAAGTATTTTGGAAAAAAACAATTTAGAACTACCATATATCATATCCAAAAACGCCCGTAATATTTCCGTTTTTATCTACATCAGCAAGAAAAGATTTATCCATTAAAAAAGTTTCTATATTAGTTTTAGAAAAAAATTGTTTTTGTCCTTTTTTAAGAGCAGTTTCAAATTCTTTAGAAACTTTTTTAATAAAATCATCTAATTTATCATAAAATTCATCATTGATAAATTTTTTTATTTCATTTTCAGTAATTTTTGATAATTCACGGATTATATAATCATAATCTTGTTCCTTTATTTCAACATATTGTTGAAAAAATAATTGTTCTGATGTATCCATTAATAAAATCCAATTTTCAAATATTGAAAGAATTTCTTTTGATTGGTTTTTATAAGTGAATAATGCTTTTTCAACTAAAGGTCTAAATTCGGATATATTAAACTGATTTGCTTCTATTGAAGAATCAGGAAATATGCTTTTTTCAATACTTTCTGTTATTTTAAATTCATCTAATTCAAGATTTCTATTCATTTTCCCGTTAAAGAAATTATTATCAATAAATGATAACCATTGTTTTTCTGTATCATACTCGTAAAATTTATCTGGAATAATTTCAGACATTTCTTCGGAATCAACATAAACAGAACCTTCAAAATTAAACTCTTTAGTTTTAATATTAAAAGTTGTTTGTACATCATCTATATGTATATGATTTTCATATTTTTCTATTAAATCTTCTACAATGTCATTATACCACTGCTGCGGTATTGATAGTTCTCCTGATAAAAAATCTTTTTTTACTTGTTGTTGAAAATCACTATCTAGTTCACTATATTTTATTTCTTGAAAATCTTTCATTATTACTATTCACCATCTAAATCAACTATTTCTATTTGATTACCATCTTCATCAATAATAACTTCATATATTTTTTCTCCTAAAGAAACTTCAGCTTTTTCATCAGAAAAATAATATTCATAAGCGGATATTAAATTATTTTTAAATTCATCAAATACACCATCAACATACACATCTAATTTATCAAAAAAAGTATCTTCCATAAAGGTTTCTATTTCGTTTATAATTTCATCTATTATTTTTCCAATAATAAAATTGCAATCATCTTCTTCTACTTCTATAGTTGTTTGAAAAAAAAGATTTTCTGATGTTTCCATAAGTTCTAACCATTTTTTTAATATATCTAAAACTTTGGGGTTATAATCTTTATATATTTCTATATTTTTTTTAAAAATTGGTTTAAATTTATTAATATCCAATTCAATTAAACCATTAATAGAATCATCAGAAATATCATACCCAAACATTTCTTCTTCAACAAAAAATTGTATTGCTAATTCATCTATTTCAAATTCTCTATTCATTTCACCATTAACAAATTCATCATTGATAGAATAAAACCAACCTTTCTCGTCCCAAAAATGATATTTTTTCGGAAGAAGTTTTTCTATGTCAGGGTGTTCCAAATAAACATTACCTGATAAATTAAAAGTTTTTATATCCATATTATATTTTATACGGTTTCTGTCAAAATTGATTATACTATCGTATTTTTCTTCTAAATCATCAAGTATATGTTCATCCCATTCAAAAGGAACTAAAAATGCATCATTGAAAAAATGTTCTTTAACTTGGTCTTTCAAATGTTTATCTAAATTTTCGTATTCAACTTTAATTATTCGATCGCCCATTTTCTTCATTTCCTCTATTATTTTTTAATTTATTTATATAAATAATAATATTATTTTTACCAAAAAAGGAGAATTAAAATGAAAGTTATTGTAGCCTTTAAAAAAAGGCCACCCGATGATATGGCGTGGTATTGGAAAGTTGCAGCAAAATTAACACAATTCGGTACAGGAAGTCCATATTTTCATGTGGAAACGGCAGTTGATGGTAAATGGATTTCAGTAAGTACTAAAAGAGGTATTGAAATTATTAACCTTCAACCAATTCATAATCCTCTTTATGATTATTATGAATTAGATGTAGAAGAATTAACAGCATCACAGAGTGAAAAATTTTGGAAATATATTTATTCACAAGCAGGATCTGGTTATGATTGGGTTGGTATTTACTTAACACAATTTATTAATTTAGACTGGGAAGCAAAATCTAAATGGTTTTGTAGTGAAATTACAGCAAAAGTTCTCCAATTGCTTTATGTTGAACCATTTTTAGGTACAAAACCCAATAGATTATCACCGGCAGATATTTTCAACAAAATAAAAAAAATTGGTAAAAAAATTGAAATAGAAAAAAAATACCTTGATAAACATTTTGATCCTGATGGGGACGGCGATTATACCAATTAATATAATTTATTAAAATGGGGGTAATTATACCCCCCTTTTTCATATTAGATATTCAGGATATGTGTTAAGATATTCTTTTGCTTTGGAAACAGATTCATTATTTATATACAAAATTCGTTGATACATATAATTCATAGCTGCATTTTTTGTAAAAAAGAAATGTCCACCTTGTACACTATAATCATTATACAACAAGCCTAATTTTATTTTCACATTTGACATAATCTGTGTTTTATCAATGATATGATATGCATTAACTATAACTCTCACCCTATTAAAAAATATATCTGCACCATGTGAAGACTTTTCTTCCAAACGTATATCAAATTTAATAAGATTCACATCTCTTGTAACAAACCAAAAAATTTTTTTTTCGTCAGCTATACTATATGCCATGTCATACATTGATGATAATGACTTATTTACTTTTATCAGGTCCATTAAGTATTCTTTCAAATAAAATATTCAGGATATTTTTCAATATAATTTTCTGCTTCATATAAAATAATTTTATCATATTTTTTAAATTTGTTTATTTTTTGTTTCATATTTCTTAAAGCATATTTTTTTTCAAAAAAGAAATCACCATTAAAAAAATATTTTTCACAAAATACATAAAGTTTACATGTTAAATGTTTTTTAAGATCAAATTCATTTAAAATGTTAAAAGAAGAAAATTCAATATACAATTTGCGATAACCATGAGGAAGACAATATTTAATTTTTGCATTTTTAATTTTTATTTCAAATTTCAAAAATGATGCTTGTTTGTCAACATACCACACATCAGTATATCCATCTAAAATACCTTGTGCTAAATCATATTCTGTCAAAGATTTTTTATTTGTTTTAGTTTTAATCAT